CTTTAACGATGTTAATTGTATCATATCTGCAAAACTAGTACATCTACTAACTAATGATTCTATACGACCTTGATATAAATTAGGTGCACATATAGCATAATTCATATTAACTTTAGTTAAATCACTTTGAGGTCTTGTCATATTTTCAGCTAACTTCCACTCTAGCATCTGTGGAACACCCATAACTTTAGCACCACTAAACAAAACCTCTATACTTCTTGAGACTCTATCAAAGTTATCGCTTTCAGGTGGATTAAATGTATCTGGTTTTTGTAGTGTTTTTTCTAAACCACTATCAGTTTGTTTTATTTTAAAAACTTGATCAATAAATGTTTTGTATTCAAAAAATAATATTTGAACTAAATCATTGTCATAATTTGGATTAGCTATGTAACCATCACGACCAGGATACCTAACCATTTGCTCTAATTCTTTATCAGTTAGATATGGAAATTTTTTCTTGATTTCAGCTAAAGTCATTGACTTTATTTCGCCTACATAGTATATGTCTTCAAAATTAGGATCATTAGTATACGAATAAACTAAATTAGCTGGATCAACATAGTCTACAATAACACCCTCTGCTTTGTTAAAAGTTGTTTTTAATGCGCCGATACCAATAGTTACTATATCCTCATTAACTCTTTTATTTATAAGATTATATTTGTTAAAGGATAAAATCGTGTTAATAACCTCTTCTTCAGCTATCTCAACGCTTTGTTTGTAATCTAATTGTAAATGAACTTCAAGTTCTTCTTTTGATCCTGGTAGGTCTTCAGGATTAGGACTATTAAAAGTATTTACACCAGTAGCCTGTTGAATAGCTAATATTTCTTCTTTAGCACCCATATCCCTCATTATACCCCGTGCATAATCAGTTCTTTGTTTTAAAGAAAAAGGATCTTGAGCCACCGCTTTTATTTCGTAATTTTTAGCTGAAATACCATTTACAACTATATCCACAAACTTAGGTATAATAGGTACTGGTTTCCAGTCTAAATTTAAATAAGACAAATCACCATTGATAGATAATTCATCTTTATATTTTTGCACACTCTGCTCTCCACGAGCGTATAATCTTAAGTTGTGAAATTGTTGATAACCTGTGTTCCATCTACTACCATTTACTCTACCACCTCTAAACCATTCATACTCAATAGCTTGCCCAACTAATAATCCATATTCTAACGTTTTCTTTTCCTGCTCAGATACCATCTGATCTGGAAACGCACTATTAATACCAGTGTTTAATTTCATCTATTAATTATTTTTGATTCATTACCTCTATTATCATACTTAGAAAAGTTTAAATTTACAGGTTCTTTTATAACTTCAGCAACGGGTCTATATTTATTTTTATTACAAGCCATTATGGCTAAGCCAGAACTAATTGAAGCATCGTGTTTAGTTCTATTGTTTATATCAAAAGCAGCCCAGTCCTCTAATGTTCTTTGAAAATACATTGTTCCATACTGTTCATTGTTATAACCAATAAACATTTCTATATAAGCTTCAATAGCTGCTGCGTGAGCTTGTTTAACATCTTCACTTGAATTAGGTATACCACCTATTTCTTTTTCTGTTACAGATAATTTATGCATTGTTTTATCTGGTCTATTCATAGAGTAACCTCTATAACCTCTTCTTTTAAAATGATATAATAGTCTAGGTTTATTATTCTCTGCTAATATAGGCATGCCATAAAATATGCAAGCCATAAGTACATCTTCAAAAAATATCTCAGCAGTTTGAGGTCTAGCTATATATTCTAAAAATAATAAGTTAGGTGGAGCGTCATCCATACTAAATTTAGTTAAACCATGTAATGAGCCTTTAGAACCTCTACCATCAACTGTTCCTGATATATCATAACTGTCACAACCAAATGCTCCCATATGTTCATTGCCAGGAAATTTTCTACCATTTTTAACAAGAACTCTATTTTGTTGGTCTTTGTTTGGTACCCATGAAACATAAAACCTACCTTGATTACTTGGAACAAACATAACGCTTGTATCTTTAATCCCATCTTCCCATTGAAAATTACCCTGTGTAACAACGTTAGAGTGTTTTAAATCTTCATTGTAATCTATTTGTTCATAGATCTTTGTAAGATTAAACAGTGATTGTTTTGTTTCGTCTCTGAATGCGTGCTTCTCTGTACGTGGAAATTGTCTATACAATTCATTGAGTGCATCAGGGTCGTTCTTAAGGCCATCTACTTCATTCTCCCAGTGTTCTATTACACCTATTTCAATCGGGAAGCCATCAGGTCCCTTCTTTTTTTCCGTGGGTGTCTCAAAGACAGGTAATCCATAAGAATCAATGTATCCCTCGTAGTTCCATTCCATAGGTATGAACAGGCTATATAATCCCGAGCTAGTCTGCCCATTGCGGTTTCTTCTGGTAACGTTTGAGTCATCATATAATTTTTTGTAATTTCTACCGCCTTTATCAAGAGCATTGCTCGTTGATCCCATCATACACTTACCTATAATTCTAGAACCTAGTCGTAAACAAGTTTTTGTAACCCTCCAGTTATTTAATATATTGTCAGGTTTTTCCCACTTACCAGATTCATCGTGTACAAGTAGTTTTAATTTTTCACCATCATAACTGTTGTCTCCTGTGTTCTTCCAGTCAATAGTTGTATCTAATCCTTCTAATTCCTCTAGCTGTTCGTTGCTATCTAGTTTACGTCTTGTAAATCTACTAGCTGGAACTCTGTAAGCAAGTTCTGTTTTTGGCCGATCCATACCGTCTTGAATTGGCTTGAAGAAAAACGGGTAGTTGACGGAAATGGGTACGATTTTATCGGTAAACATTTTCTTCGCATCAGCCCCAGACTTTGATAAGACACCGTATCTAGCATCACTAGAGATAGTGGCAAGGTTGACTGTTTCGCCAGATGCCATGAATGAAAAACCAGACCGTCTGTTTTTGAGGTAGCACATTCCGTAGCAGCGTGTATCTGCTTTACAAGCTTCCCAGAATATATAGAATAATCTGTTTGCTTCTCGAAAGTCTGCTTGCCCAACATCAATCTTGGACCACTGCAGGTACATGTAATGAGTACCAGTAATATAAGTAGCTTTACCCTTGTTAGTAAACCAATAACCTTCGTGGCGCCTGGCAAATTCTCTATCAATATACGCATACCATTTTTCTTTAAAATCATCTGGATATTGTTTCCAGTCAAATATTGTTTTAATCTTAGCTAAAGTTTTCGGGTACTCATGTGTCTGCCATTTGTCAGCCTCAGTGAAAACTTCGTTTTCTTTTGGTAAAGCTATTTTAAGGTTTTGTATTTCATATACTTCACCTATCTGTCCTGTCTTAGATATTACAATAACATCATACTCTTTATTGTAACCATATTCCCACTTTTTAGATTTGTTTAATCTTTTTATAGCTTGTGGTTTTATGTGATCAATTACCTTATATAAAGTTTGTTGATACATTATTTAGATCTTCTTTCTGCAAAACCTCCAAAAGCTTTAGCTTTAACTTCTTCTTTTGGTTTTTCGTTTATCATATCCTCCTCTTCTTGAATACGATTAAGTATTTCAAAAGCATCAAATATTGCTAGCTTTTTAGTTGCAGCAGCATTTTTTAATCTATCAGCTGATATATCATCGTCAGAATCTATTATAGCTTCTTTAGCTACCTTAATAAGTTCCTCAACTGCTATGTGCCCAGCGTGGATTATATTCTTCTTCGTTTCCTTGACGTTCATGTTTAATTACAATATCATTAGATTTCATACAATAAAGACGTTTGCCATCAACGACAAAGTCATATTCTCCATTAGGTGTGTAACCAACTAAGTCTCCCTCGTTAATTCCTAGCACTTCTAACGCACTATTACCATATTTTAATACACCAATAAGATATTGCTCTTGATCAGACACTGTATTGTCATTATTTTTAATTGGACTTACAAAACATCTATTGTTAATAGATTTCCATTTATCTTTTCTTTTGTATAAATATACTTGATCTAATTGAACAAAATATAAACCGTCTTTAAAATAAGACTTACTATTCTTTTCTTCACCTCTCATATTGTACCATCTTCTGAATACATTGTGATGAATCATTATTAAATCACCTTTTTTTATAACAGTGTTAACCGATAAAGGCACTTCAATAACCTTAGCTATATTGTTTACAGACTTAAAAGTTTCTACTTGAGTATTAATTATAAGGCTTTTGTCACCTACTTTTACTTTATTATTATATCGATGGCCAACTGGCTCAACGATAAAATCAAATAAGCTTTTCACTAATATTCTAAATCATACTCAACGGATATAGCCATGTTAGAATTAAACTTCTTCCACGGCAATACCTCGTCTTGTTTTTTGATGTAAATATTATAAGAATTGTCTTTAGTATCAGAAAGTATATGAGATATTGTATGACCACCATATACTGACTGCCCTAACGAATAGTGCATAGCATCAGTTTTATAGTCAGAACCAATACTTATCTTTCTAATTACAGATGACATTATTTCTTATCCTCTTCTTTTTCAATTGGAGTATACGTTCCATCTTCTAAATTAATATTGATAGATCCGTACTCTGTTTCAAGTTCTTTTTTAAACTCTTCAGTCTCTTTGTTAACTTCTCCAAACTTTCCTAATACTTGGGTTTTTTGGGCTTCTAAAAATCCGACTTCATTTAATAGCTTGTTTAACTCTTTTTGAAAGCCTTGAATTTTTTCTAATTGGTCTTTTTTAATTTCCATTTTTAATTTAATTTGATTATTTGCCTATTGATTTAAATTTCTCTGCACCACGTGAACCGAAATAGGCAACATAAACGGTTATAAGTAGTGATTTTAAAAGGTCTATCCAACCGGTATCTATACCAAATGATATATCAAACCCGTCTAATAGAATAAAAATTACAAGTGATATTGTTAAGAATATCAATGTCATTGGCCTTGTGTTTTTTGAGAGCCATGAATCCGATTTCATATCGCTTGACCAGCGTTTAGATACCTCTTGTAATTCTATAGTGTCTTGCTCTAATAACTTAAGAGCTGTTTCTTTGTCTTGTGGTGTTAAGTCTTCATCTTTGTCTATCAAGTTCTTAACCATGCCTAGTGCACCTTGATCAGGCAATATATTACTAATCACATTTATAATACCTGATTTACCTAGTAGAAATTTACCTACTTTAGTTTCTTTAAATTTCTTTTTTGGTTGTGACATAATTATCCTGCTTTATAAGCTTCTATTTCCCAAGGTAATTGTTTATTAGCCTCGTTAAATTTAGACCTAGGGTATTTTTTTCCTTTAAAATATACGTTCTGTTCATCATAATCTAATTCACCACGTTTCATCTGTTGCATGTGAACATTTTCATGATTAACTGTATCTGTCATTTGTTTAGGATCTTTTATATCTTTGTTAACTAAGATACATCCTTTTTTATCAGCTCTACCTAATACACCCTCTTCCATCGGTACGTTTACTACCGGCGGTGGATTTTTTTCAAATGGTGGAGTTAGTTTAAAGCTCATATAATAAAATTAAAACAGCCACAGGGAATTTAACCCTGTGAACTGTATTAATAAATTTCTAGCTAATTGCTACTTGTGAAAATACTACAAAAGTAAGAGCTTGTCCAGTTGCACTAACCGTAGCTGGAATACCACCTACTTTAGATATACCGTTTCCTGGAGAACCATACCATGCATCAATTAAAGAATCTAATACTGAAAACCCTGCAGCAGCAGCTGTGTGAGTTAATTGGTATTCTACACCGTCTTGACATAAGATGTGAGATAATGTTGCTGGATTAGTTTGAGGAGCTCCAACAGTTCCTTGTTGAATAGATATAATTTTATCTATTGCGATTACTTGTTTAGACGTTGCTGATGTTGCAGCTGTTCCGCCTGTGATTGGGATTTCTAAAAAACCTGCCATAATAATTGTTTTTGTTTTGTTAATAATTAATTGTTAATTGGTATAATCGTAATGGTATTATTGGGTTTACTTTTTAGCTTTTCTAGCCT